CAGATGACCAACCATAGGTATCAAAGTCACCACACATCTGCTCTACAAGAGATGTAGTTGGTACAACAATTAATACGTTGTCTCCTCTGTTGGTAAAAAATCTGGTAATAGAATAAATCATCAAAGACTTACCAGATGCAGTCGGAGATAATAATAATCTTCTGTTATATTTTAATGCTTGATAGATTGCATAATATTGATAGTCTCTTACCTTGAATGGAATATGTAAACTCTTTACAAAATCTACAACACCACTCTCAGAAACTAAATCATTTGATTCTTGTGGCAATCCATAATATTCATTATCTTTATCTTCGTAACTATATCCTCTAGAGTCTAACCATTCAGTTAAGTAACTATACAAACCACAATATATTTTACCGTCTCCAGGACTAAAAAGCTTTATAGTTCCATCCCACAACCTTTTCTTGTATTGGGGCATAAACTTTGCGTTTGGAACCTCAAAAGTAAAATACTCCGAAAGTTCATATTTAATATGCGGTTCACACTCAACAGTTAAATATACTTCGTTCTTCTTCTGAATAGTAACATCAGTCATCAAATACTACCTTGCATAAATTTTTGCCAATCAATACTATTCTTGATTTGGAAACCTCTGTTGTTTAAACAATGAAGAACCTTGTCAAGAAAAAACATAATCTCTTCATAATAATTTATACGAGTTTGTAGAAGCTGTAATTCAGGATCGGAATCCATATACAGTCCTAGATCTTGTTTTAGTATTTTTAGATCAAAAGGTTTTTCTTGGTACACACTTGGTTCTGCTTTACCTGTGTAATACTCAAACTTATCTCTGAGTAGAGATTTATATTCATATTCTTTTTTTATTTTCAACAACCTTACATCAGACAAGTAGTTTAGATACTTGCTGTGTAGTTGTGGAATTTTGATTGATTCTTCGTCTAATAGATCTTGTTCAATTTTTGAGTCTTCAGCCCATTGGGATTTAATATCGTCAAGTGTGATCATAGTGGAGTATCAAATGATGAAATCCAGTCTTCGGAAGGATTTTCTACAACTACAATAGAAATGTTTCTGGGTTGTAATCTAAGCAATAGTTTGTTGATAGATGCTCTAATTGTACCAGTAGTCATACTACCAGAGTTATCAACAAAGATTGCAATTTTTCCGCCGTCTGGTACACTATCTAGGCCACAAATTGTGTAGTAGTCTGAAGCATATTGTTCAAGATTATTGTCTCTAGCAACTGTAATAGGACCAAATGTTTTATTATCTTGTCTCGATCCAACAAAAGATGTATCTGTAACTGTAATAGTGGGAGATGTAATTACTGTATCTCCAGAAGTGTTTCTAAATTTGAGATTCATTGTTTCAACACCTTCAGTCCTTGCATCCCTAACTATGGTTGCAGTTACTGTTGCCGTGTTGTTGTTTATTATTATAGAAGAAGATGACAAACTAATATCTAAATTATTTCCCGTTGAAGGTAATACACTTAAAACAGTGCCATCCCCAACTCCAGTAGTTGTTATCGTAAATGTGGTGGATGTAGTAGAACCTAATATAGATTCATCTATATTGAATGGTTGATCGGGCGTTACAGCAATAGTAAATGGTGTGTCTGTAATTGAAACTGTAGATGTAGTTGCTACAGTAGTACCACCAGTTTTTATGTCAAGATAAAAATTTTCACCAGTATCTACTTTTAAATCTTGTAATGCTTTTATTGTTATAGAGGCAGTATTATTATTGATTGTAAAACTACCAGTTGATGGGGAAAGATCAATATTGTTCAAACTTGCTGCATAATTTAATACCGTTCCATTTGGAATTCCAGTAGTGTTAATAGTAAAAGTTACTTCATTATTTTCACTAATTGTTGTTGCGGATGTAGTAAAAGTATATGATGTAGTGTTTTGAATAGTTGCTTCGCTACTAGTTGCAAGAACATTATTAGCATATTTTACATCTACAGTAAATGTTTCATCACTTTCTACAAAAACGTCTTCTGCAGCTGCAACCGTAAATGATGCAGTGTTGTTGTTTATGGTTATATTTCCAGATGCTGGAACAACGTCAGATGTATTTGATGATTGAAAAGTTAGAACTGTGCCATCATCCAATCCAGATGTAGTAACAGTATATGTAATAGAAGATCCTTCAGCAATTGATGTTGCAGATTCTGCAATTGAACAAGTTACAACTTTATCAACTAATTGAATAATATCACTAGATGCAACTATAGGACCATTATTAGATTCTCTTAATTTTAAACTAAAATAATCGCTCTCGAAATTTGATGTATCAAATTGTGATGTAGTTGTTATAGTTGCCGAATTGTTTATGACTGCGACAGAACCACCAATACTAACAAAATCATCAGCGTCAATTGATCCTTCTAAAGACCAGTACAGCGGACCATTACCGTTTGTTCCAAAGTTAGTAGTAGTTATATTAAAGGTAATAGAATCGCCTTCTGTTATAAAATTTTGATGAAATAAATTTTCTACATTTGCGTTGTGTGTTATTGTGTATGTTGCCGCATCTTCTACAGAAAGTAATAATCCACCAAAAGCTTTTACTGTTACATTTTTAGCTCCAATATTGATAGTCTCATTTAAAGATAAAGTATTATAACCGCCATTATTAAGAACTAATCTTGAATCCCCACTAGAACTAGCAAAATATAAAGTAGCATAATTATCAGTATTATCAGTTTTTAATTTTACATAATCAGTCTCAGCTCCAGGTAGATATAATAGTTCACCATTTGAAAGTGAACTAATATCTAATTCTTCATCACCCAATTTTCCACCAAATAATCCAACTTTTACTGTTTGAGTGCCTATAGTTAAAGTATCACTAGTAGTTACAAAAACATTTTGTATGTCAGATAAATTTATTTGTTGTAGTGGACTTGTAAATTTTTTCCTATGTTCTTTTAAATATAATTTAAAATAATTTTTATTTGTAGAGGTAATTGCTGGCATAGTATTATTCTCCTATTAAAAATATCTACCAGTTATAGCAACCAGTGGAATGAGAGCAAACAAATCTACACTTCCGAATGGAGATGAACTTATTGGATAATTAGGACCCCATACATTTTCTGCACCTGGTCCATCAAATGATTCAACAGCAACTTTAACTGGCGTCATAGGTCTCTCAGAAAATAATAAATTTGGAACTGTAACTTCAATCTTCCTAGTATTGTCCCACCAGTCTTTTTTGGATGAATATTGGATACCATCTGCATCTACGTTATAATTTCCGTCATCAAAATCATCCCAACATTGCGCTATAAAACCTTTTTGTCCACTATTAACACCACCAACAATTAAACATATACGTCCAGCTATAGGACCCCACATTGCATATGGTCCTAAAAAATTTGTATTATTAGTTATCTGTTGTTGGAAACTAGTAAACGGAGATGGGTATTTATCATTTGTTCCGACATTCCAAGAGCTTGGACTAGAACCTATTACCATTACTCTTGGTGTATAATATGGAAATCCTAACAATGGCAATGGTTGAGCTTGACCCACTGGAACAACATTATTTGCACCATTAAGACATTCAGCTTGTTGACTAATATTAGAACATGATCCACCTGCAGTTGCATCCGCTTCTAGATATCCTTTAGAAACAGCATCTCTGTATAATTCTGGGTTGTGTTTACATATTTCTGACGCTGGAAATCTTAATTCTATAAATAAATTTCTTGCAAAAGAAACTTGTCTATCACCTCGTCTCCATTGTGTAAATGGAGCTCCATATTCTGATATAGGTGTTCCATCAGCAAACTCACCAGTATTTGGATTAAATCCCTGGTCAACCATAATTTGTCTAGCCATAATTGTAGGACCTACTGCAACACCAGCTGCCAAAGCAATAGTACCACTAGCAATAAGATAAAAAAGCTCCGCAACAGGATGCATCTGTGCAGTTGGCTTTGAAAGTCCAAAATCACCAAAACCTTCAAAATTATATCTATCGAAATAAATTAATTCATCTCTTTCTTTATCCCAACGAATGCCGCCGTGTGGATCAGGAGCAAAATTAAAAAATACATTTCGGACTGATGGATGCCATCTAGTTTTTTTCTCATAAAGATCTAGTAATACAGGAATATCTGCGTTAGTTCCTAAAGTTTCTATTACTTCTTGTCTATTTGATTGATCCACTGGCACTACAAATGGATCTTGTGCCGTTAATCCTGGTCCACTATATCCAGCCTTATTAATATCAAGCCATTGTATCAAAGATATTGCCGCAGAAAAAGTAGATCCTGCTTGGTTTGCAGCTGGTTGTAAAAAATTGGGAAGTCCACTGAAGTCTGTTTCACTAGTGTAAAAGTCAGCAATTGAACCAGCAAGTCCCTGAACTGCAGGAGACAAATTTGCTCCTGAAAATGTATAAACTGGGGTATAATTTGGCATAATTACCTCGATCCGTTATACGTTGATGGGTCTGTTGTTTCTAGGAAATCTATTGGAACATTGAGTTGATTGCCCCAACCACCTCCTACAGGTTGCAATAGATAAAATTTTCTATTAGGCCAATTTGTTCTAAACTGTGCCCATTTAGATTCCATAGCCGCAAGACTATTGTTATCATTTTCGTCAATGATAGCTATGCAAGTTATGTTTGCACTTAAGACAGGATTAGCAACATTTACTACAGTAGATGCAGTTGCTTTTCCACCTTTACCAAATGCTGTTGCTGTGTACGTTATGTATCCATTATTAGCACTACTTTCAACAGTAGTTCTTGCAATCGTATCAGTTCCAGAAGTTGCAACCTCACCAACTCCCTGATCTATAGTTACATAATCAGCATTTTCTGATGTCCATGTTAAAGATAAAGTTGTACTATCTAAAACATGAGAGAGTGATATTGTTGGTTTCTCTCTAGGTTCGGTAAAAAAACCAGTCGCTCCTACCTCCTCGATATCGAATATAGTGAACTTAAAGGTAGCATCAACAGCAAAATATTCTGTATCTGTATATGTAGAATCAAAATTTAAACCAGATAAAGATACTGGAAAAAGATCTTTAAAGTAAATTCTAAATTTTCTATTAAAATTAGAATCTAGAACAAATAATACTCCGTCACTATATTGTTTTTCTTGATAAGACTCTCCATCAGCATAAGTACTCCAGTCATCTGCTGATTCTGGATGACCTAGATATCTAATCCAATTATGAATAGATCGATAATTTTTTAAATCTTCGTCTACCAGGAATCTAATTGTCAGGTCATCGTAATTTACTTCATCACCTGGTTCTGGTATTGTATTGAATCTAGTTGCTTGAGTTGCTACAGCTAAATTCTGTGAGGGTACATTAGCAGATTGACAGTAAAAAGATACACCTGGCAATTTTTTTAGACTAAACTGAAATCCAGCTCCCGACAGGAAGTTAGACGGACAGTTTGGATTGTCAGCAAAATATGCCATAACGTTTTGGAACTATTTATAAAAAAAGAGGGCCCCTTTGGGACCCTCCAGAAATATGTGAAAAATGGATCACATAAGGTTGAGAACGCGAGTACGTCTGTAGTAGTTGTTCGCGTTTGCAACGAGAGCGTTGCTGGACTGAGTAGTTCCACGGGAGAATGGGTTCGCGACCATGCCGTAGCGAGTCTTGAAGCCAATCTTTGGTTGGAAGGTGTCCTGACCGATGGAGCGGACCATCTGGAGAGGAACGTATGGGCAGTAGAAGAGACCTGCATCATATGCAGAAGTACCCTTATAACCCATGACATAGAAGTGGTCATCTGCAATGTTAGCAGAATATGGGTCAACATAGACCTTGATACGACCGTTAAGAGTACCAACTAGAGTGGACTCGGTGTCGTCAACGCCGGTTAGACCGTTGTTACCACCAAGAGCAGGAGCGTAGTCAAGAACGCCTGCCATACCTAGAGCACTTGCAACGTCTGCAGAACAGACGATGAAGTTGCCCTTCCCGCGACGAGTCTCTTGACCGATCGCGTTAGCATCTCTTTCAATCTGGTAGATAAGTCCTTTGAACTTCTCTGCCATCCAGCGACCGTTGGAGTCAACGTCAAGGTCGAATGAACCTGCGTTAGCAACGTTGTTCTGAGCACCAGGCTTAGCAGTTACGTAGATGGTACGAACGACTTCGCGGTTGATTTCAGCAAGAACTTCAGCAGAAAGAATGTTAGCAAGTTCTGCTTCAGCGTCAAGACCATGGATCGCCTTGAGGTCTTGAGCGAGTTCTAGTGAGTACTCAGCTTTTAGAGCGCGACCTTTTGCTTCAACAGCAACTTTCTCGATCGAGAATGACATCTCGCGGAAAGCGGTTCCAGCAGAAGATCCAAGTGCTTCCTGAGTAGCGGTGTTCATGCCGCCGACAGCAGCATAATCACCAGGTGATGATGCGTTAAGAACTGCAGGGTTGGTTGCGTTCTCACCAGTTGCAGCAGAATATGCACCGTCGTCTGCAGAGAATCCAGAAGGAGTCTCGTTGTAGAATGCTTCGTTGGTGAATACGTTTGGAGTTGCACCGTTACCATCGCGGTCAGTGCCACGGTGGGAGCGCATTGCGAAGATGAGTCCAGTAGGACCAGACATTGGTTGGACACCGCAGATGTCATATGCCATCAACTTAGGCATAGAACGGCGGATGAGGCTGATTAGAACAGGGTCGAAACCAGCAACTGGTGGGTTAGCGCCTGAACCTGAGAAACCACCAGTACCAGCAGAGTTGGTTGGTGCTGCTTCAGTTACGAGACCACGCTCTTCACGCATGAAGCGCTCTTGGTTCTCTAGAAGTACAGCGGTGACTGCACGTCTGTGATTATCTTTAATGTTATCAAGACCAGAGTGCTCGAGTACGGGAGCCCACTTCTCTTGAAGGGATTCTGAATTATACATTTGGGATGTTCTCCTTATTGTTTGTTATGTTAGGAATCTGAATTATTTATGGAAAAACTCACTTAGACCACTTGGAAAGTGCAGCGGCATACGCAGCCATTGGACCTTCTTCCGCGATTACTTGAGTTTCTGTTACAAGATCCTCAGAAGAAGATGCTTGTGTTTTGGGGAAATAGTTTTCCTTGATCGTTTCGATCTTTTCACGATAAGATTCTTCACTAACGAACTCAACACCTTCTGCGAGAGAGGCAAGCTTTTCTTTTTGTGTCTGAGCAAGACCTTCGGAAATATCTGCAATTACTCCATTTTTAATATAAGTTCCGAGAGTCGAATTGAGCTCAACGTTAGTTTCGATTTGCTCGTTGAGTTTCTCTTCCATTTGATCTAGTTTCTCGGACATTTCTCCGAGAACGTCATACTTATCTTCAGGGATATCGACATAATGTTGTTCAAAGAGTCCCTTGAGGCCAAGGATGAACTCTTCACTCAATTCACTGCGGAGACCGTTGTCAACCGCGAGTTGATTTTCCTTGACCCATTGTTCTGCAACGTAGTCAAGATGTGATTCAACTCTAGTTTCGACGGACTCCTTAACCTCAGCAACTTCTTGCTGAAGTTTTTCTTCAAAAGTTTTTTGAATTTTTTCTACTTCTTCAACAACCTTTGCTTTAACAGCGGCTTCAAAGATGGTTGCTGCTTTAAATTTAAACTCGTCGGAGAATTCTTCTCCTTGTAGAAGTGCTTCAACGTCTTGAGCGACATCGATTTTGATTTCTTCTACTTCTTCGGTCTCTTCCTTAACGCCTTTTTGTCCAGGTGCGGAACCTTGAAGGGTTGGCATTGGATCTGGTGCGCCGCCAGTCTTGTTAACCACGTTTGAAACTTTCGATGCTTTCGCAGAAACTTTCTTACCTGGTGTTTCTTCAGTACCTGGTGAAGGCTTAGTTAGTGGACCACCAAGATCTTCAGCAGAACCAGTCTGACCTGGTACAGTGTTGTCAATCTTTGGCATAGGATCACCGGCTTTTGCGTTAGCAGTTACCGAAGATTCCTCTAATTCAATATTTTGTTCGGACATGGTTTCTCCTCGAAGAAAATGGTATTTTCTAATAATATTTATGAAATTTTTAAGTTACGAAGGAAGCTTTCAAACACTTTTAACTTCCTATCAGTCAAGTCGTTCATGGAAGAAGACTCGATGTGGTGCTTGGCTTTCTCTAAATCTGAATGTTGCCAGATTCCATTATCCCAAACCCACTCTGTTCCCTCCATAATACCTTCAACAAAAGCATCAGGTGCGGAAGGATCTGCTACAATATCTGCAGCAGTAGAGAGCATAAAATCATCTTTAACGATATTGACATCACCCTTCCTTTCAATGGATCCAAGTCCTCTAGAAGATACGCCAAGTTTCACTCCCTCGTCTAACAAGTTCTTCGCGATTTTACCCATTGGGGTTTCGAGAAGTTTTGCTTTACCGATAAAGTTCTTACCTTCAGCGCGTAATGATACGATTTTATGTGATACTCGATCTAAATTGATGGTTGGACCATCAGGATGACCAAGTTCACCCAAGGCCCTACCTCTTTGAATGTAGCTTTCGTTATACTTGGAAACTTCACGGTTTAGAGTATCGAAAGGATACATCCTACCGTTGCGGTTTCTGATATCTGATTGAAGGAATACTCCCTCAATAAAGTGACTCTTCTTACCGCTAGATTCTTCGGTAATAAACTGAACGTCTACAATTTCTTCGGAGATAAGTTTCATTGTTCTGTTGTTTCCTCGGGTTCTTGTTCTTCAGGTTCTTCATTATCAACAGACGCCTCTGGAGTTTCATCCGCGAGGTTAGTTTCAGAGTCCTGAGTCTTTTCAGCATCAGGATCAAAGAAGTGTTTCGCAATTTCTACCTTGCGAGCCTGTAATTGCTCAGAACTTTTTCCGTAAAGAGCATCATAAATTTTTTCGTTAGCATTGAAATTATCTTTGCTTAGAATCGCGTCAACAATTTCTTTTGATGGTGTAGTCATAATGTATAATCAACCTACTCTTTTATTTATCAAATATTTCCTTTGTTATAGTCAGAAGGTGAGATGGCAGCAGCAAAAGCACTATCTAAGTCACCCCCGCCTCCACCATTTTCCGCACCACCTTCCGCTGGAGGAAGTTGACCACCGCCCATTTCATCACCCATCATTGCCATGGGATCTTGAATAATTCCAAGTGATTTCTCTTTCTCAATTTGAATATCCATTTCCTCAATTTCCTCATCAGTAAAGTGAAGAACTTGTTTGCGGACATACTCCGCAGAGAAATATTTGCCGAGGTATGGTTCAATCATTCCAACAGAATTTAATCTCTCAGTTAGAAGTTCATTATCTTTTAATTCTGTAAAATGATTGTCAAAGATGAAATCATATTGAATATTTTCTTTGAGATCTTCCCAATCTTCTAGGGTCATGATACCTTTAAGTACCAATTGAGTCTTTAAAAGATCGTGAAATAGTTCGGAGAATTTTTTGCGGAGACGACCAACAAACTTAGCAAACTTAAGTTCATCACGGGTAATTTCATTTGTTCTTCCAATAGTGAAAGACGATTCTTGCTCTAGTCTTGAAAGTGGAATATTCAATGACTTGTAGAGTTTCTTCTGGAAATACTTAACGTCTTCTAGTTCTCCAAGGTTCTGACCACCAGGTAGAGTTGTAATTTCAGTGCCACGACCACCTTCTCTACGTGGTAACCAGAAGTCTTCAAGCATACTCATATGCTTACGATCATCACGAACTTCACCAGTGTTTGAATCATAAACTAACTTATTACGATAGCGATTCATAACCTCTCTGAGGTATTGTTCCGCTTTCATCTTAGGTAGATTACCAACATCAATATAGAAAATACGGCGTTCTGGAGCACGTGACAATCTATAGATAACAAGACTATCTTCAATCATGCGGAGTTGATTGACAGATTTAATTGCTTTGTGTAGGAATGATAGAACAGTGTTTCTGTTATGATCCATCAAACCAGAGTTAACGGAACAGATTGCATCATTAGCAATCTTCAATCCTTTTGCTTGTTGTGCTTTATATCCATGTGGGAAGTACATATAGTATTCAAGTACTTCTCCATAATCAAACCTTTCTCCGTTTGGTCCTTTTTCTACGTTATCGATAGTTGCTTTTTTCTTTACAACTTCTCTAACCTTTTTAATTTTAAGTGCATCAATATATCTTAGTTCTTTGATTCCTTCTTGAGGATTTTCAAAGTCAATCATTTTATGGTAGTGCATTCTACCATCGATATACCAACGACGGAAAATATCATGACACTTCTTATCAAAATCCAATAACTTAAGAATGAGTCTAAATTCTTCTCTAATCTGTTTCTTAATCTTATCACCAACTTCCAAGTTAGACAGCTCAATATTTACGGGAGCAAAGTCTAAGTCACTACTAATAGATTCATTGATGATATCATCAATAGCACTATCACACTCTGGGTGGAGTGCAATCTCCCTGTACTTTTTGATTAACTCAAAATCATTATTATTTTTAGGAATGCCATCAAGATCTACATATTGACCAAAGTAGGCACCTGCAGCAACTGTGCTGGTGCCTTCATCATTATTTGGAGGAGCGGGTGAGTAAAGTTTTTCTTTCTTCTTGCGCTCCTCAATTGAGAACCCAAATAACTGAGTCATAGTATAAAGTCTAATCTTTCTCTATTATTTATCAAACCCCAGTATCGAGGCTTGCCTTAGAGACTTCATAGTAGTTATACTGGAATTCTACGGTGAATTCTTCAATCTGATCATTCGACTCATAAGAGAGATCGATTGCAGATAGTGAAGAAGGCCATGCATCGTAGAACTTATATGCACGGATAACTTCCATACCATCGCGACCCTGAGCAGTCATTGACTGTGGGGTCTTGTTTGGTTTCTGTTGATCTCTACCTAGTTGGAAGACCTCAAGGTCTACACAGTAACCAGGATTGTCATCACCAAAACCAAGTTGCGATACGTTTTCAGTTAGTGCATTGATACCTCTTGACCAGGTTTCAAACGCTTTACGGATACCGAACTGACCGTCATTGACAACAGTTACGGACCATGGTTCAAAGGTTCTGTCTCCAGCAACCTTGAGCATTCTACCTCTGAAAGGAACATCGATTGTTCCGATCGTTGATGCGGGTAGTTGAGCAGTCTTCACAAGGAATTCTGCTCTTTCTGTAATAACGTTTGATGAATCTACTGATTCAATATCAGCGATTGTATTGAGCGTTGTTGGGAAGTTGAGGCGGACCAAGAACAGATTAGGCCTTGCGCCACCATTGATGAGTTTAGTCTTAAACTCTGAAATACCTCTTGCCATTTTTCTTTATCTCCTAGTGTAATTTAGCGAAAGGGAACGAATTAGTTTGTAAGTTCGTTGAACGAAACACCAGTTCTAGTGGCGACAAACGTGATAGTAATATAGTTAATTGTACGAGCTGGTTTGATGAAGATTTCAGCAACTAACTCATTTCTATCAATAACATCTGAAGTGTTGTTTGTTGTGTCACAAACAACTAGGAAATCATAGATACCTCTTCTACCTTGAACACCTCTTAGATAAGGTTCGATAGCAGATCTGAATCCAGATCTTGTGAGTTCATCGTTGATCTCAAAGAGTTGATATTTGGAGAAGTTCGCAATGTTCTTCTCAAGTTCAATGAATAGGCGACGAACGTTAATTCTGTCGAATGCGGAAGGAGATGCAAGAGCGGTTTTATCACCGAACAATACGATACCCTGACCTGGGAATGCAACGATTGGGTTGATTCTGTCGGTGTAGAGTCTATCTCTTTCAGCCTGTTTTGGACTGTATGCAAGTTTGGTTGCGTTACGGACTTGTCCTCTGTTGTATCCAGCAGGTGAGAACCAAGTTTCTGCGTTGTTGGTTGTGGAAACACAAAGACCAGCAACGTCAGCAGCACATGGTACATAACGATAAACATCATTGTACTTATCGTAGATGTACTTGTAACCAGAATCAAACATCGCATAAGAAGAACTTGGTAGAGTTCTGAAGAATGCGATTACATTATCGGTCTTAACTGATGATGAACTGGAGTTAACAACATCAGATCTCTCTGGTGAAGCAACTACAACACAATCTCTTCTCTTTTCAGCAATTGCAATTAGTCTTGCAATCATTGTTGTACTCATGTGACCAGGGACTAGGAAGTCGATGTCACCGAATAGTTCAGGATCTTCGATTAGATCATAACCAGAAACTAGACCTGATCTAACAGCTGCAGCACCACTACCTGCATAGGTATAGTCTGCACCAGCAGCGAGAGTCAATGAACCAACTGAACCAGTTGAGGTAAAGTTGAATAGTTTGAATGTACTTCCTTGTGCAGTACCAATATTGACGTTAGTACCAGCAGTAGTACCTGCAAGTGTCAACTGATTAGCACCAGCATCTCCGATTGGATTTGTATCACCAGGATAGATGTACTCTGATTGATCTGCAACTACTGTTTTGTAGTAAGTAGCGGATCCTTCTGCACTCTTAGCATCAGATGCCTTAGAAGCAAAAGCGAGTGTTTCTAGAACAGTACCAGGAACTCCAGAAACCGTACCGTTAACGTCTAGAACTGCGATATGCATTTCATCAAACTTACCACCCTGAGCAGCTGCTGAAGCAGAAGTTCCGGGTTGTGGTGCAAGAGAAGACCACTTTCTATTTGCAGCAAACTCTAGTTCACCGTAAACATCGTTACTTGCAATTGCGGATACAGTCTTGATGGTTGCATCACTTGCATCTTTAAGAACTTCGTTTCCAGTGAGTCTCTTTGTGCTATCCCATAGAGTAATTTCTAGTTGATTAGTACCAACTACCTTGTAGACGTTACCTTCACCACCAGTCCACTTAACGTATGTTCCAGCGGTAGGAAGTGCGGATCCAACGCCATTTGCAACAACAGTGATGTCTGTAGCACCTAGGTAAGCACCAGCTCTTGGTAGAGTTAGTACATCGTCATCTGCGTATCCAGAACCACCGCTTGTTAGTTGGATTGTAGCAGCACCATTTGCAGCGATTGTAACCGAGAACTTAGCACCAGTTCCACCACCACCAGTAGCGGTGATTGCGTATGTACCAGCGGTTCTTGATGCGGTTGCACCACCGTTTGTTGTGCCATCAAAATCGAGTACCTGTCCAGCACCTTCGCTGACGGTAACTCTTTGGTCAGCGCCGTGGTCAACAACTACTACCTTGACAGCGTTGTTAAATCCTCCAGCAGTTCTTGCTGCCCAAGTATAATCTTTGGTTACTGTTGACTCGAAGTCATCTTTGTTTTTAATTACGAGTGTTGATAAGGAAGTTGGGGATCCAGCTTGCTTAATGTTGGAATTTCTAAGACCAAGATCTGTAGCGCCAGTTGGTCTGATTACCGCAACGACAGCACCATACTGAATTAGGGTTGCAGCTGCAAACCATGATTCGTAGTTATTATTATTTGGATTACCAAATGTTTCTACGAGTTGTCTTTCACTCGAAACGTAAGTTACCTGATCGGTAGGACCACGCTCTGCGTCGATAGCAACAACACCAATGTTCTGATCAGCTACTTGAACGGTAGCTGTAAAATCCACTTCTTTAACAAGTACTCCAGGTGAAGCTAATGTCATTTTCTATACCTCTATGAGATTTTTTTCTCAAAACTATTTATTTATATCGACTTTTTAGTGGGGAACTAATGCATGAACACACTACCAGTCTGGGTAGTTCCAGTTTCCTATATCTACTTTTCTATTTTTGATTATTCTCTTCTTTGTACACTCCTTACATTCATATGAATATGATGATGGTATATCGCCTCTATCTTTTCGTATCAAATAAAACCCATCCATAAGGTCTTTCACCTCTCCACAGGTTCTACATTTTCTTTGTTGAAATAATAAATGTTCTAGAGAAATCTCCTCATCTAAATCCATCACTTATACTCCCACATGTACGTCATGTCTCCATACTCATCTGCTTTATTCCATGTATCACCTTGTTCATCCACAAAACTATCTTCATCAGTTCCATCTAGAATAAACCCAAACGGAGCCATATCTTCCTCAATAGATTCTCTTTGATCTTCAAAAATTCTTTTTCTAACATCATCTGATGTCAATTCTCTGAAATAATCTTGTACAGACAACCATGCAAATATAACAAGACACATAGCAAGGTCATCATTACACCCTTCTTCAGCTTCAAATGATTGTTTCTTTTGAATGAATGTTGTCATTTCAGCAATAATATCATAATCACTAATCAGTAATTTATCATCTTCAATTAATGCTTTGAGGTTTGAACATCCAGTCTTTTTGACAGTAGATGTCATTTTAATACCTAACTGTGACTTATGAGAGAATCCCTGACCTACAATCTGTCCAGCACGTCCTCTCATTGCACACATAAGAAGATTGTCATACTCCAAATCAAACTGCATAATATCTGCAACTTGTCCACCAATATCATTTACTTCACACAAAACAAATGCATGATTATAACTCATTGCCACTGGGTGTATGATATTAGGAAATAACAATGGTTTAATATTATTGTTTTTATATTTTGCAACTACTTTATATGGAATAGTTGTGATATCTACTACAACAAATGCTGAGTAGTCATTACTGACACCTCTAGACACGTCTACTGTCATTACATATTCATGATCTGGAATGGGTAACTCATATACATCTAAACCATTTTTCCTCTCTATTGGTTCTTCATAAACCATAGTCCTGAGTTTAGACGCAGCGATAAGAGTATCAACAGATCCTAAGAACTCGCATTCAAATTCCTGAGTAAACTGACGTTGTGATGTATTCTTAATCGTCTGCTCTTTCCAGTCGGCGTCTCTACCAGGTACTTGAGACCAATGTACTTCTGTAGTCGTATATTCGTTCTTACCCCTCTCAGCATCATGCCAGAGTTTGTAGAACATGTTCATCCCGTTTGGGGTGGAGATGATAATAACTTTGGTAGACTTACCAGATGAAATAGTAGGATATACAGACGAGAAAAACTGTTCTGCAATATGATTTGGAACGAACGCAAATTCGTCCAAGAAAATAATATTGAATGACATACCTCGGACGGCAGAACTAGAGGTTGATGCTGCAAGGATCTTAGATCCATTCTCTAGTTCTACGTTACCTTTGTTCCATGCAAGAATACCATGTTGCATCCATCGTGGTAAATTCTCATATGCTAACTGAAGACGAGATAATAGTTCTCTAGATGTAGATGCTTTGTTAGCAAGAATACCAATATTTACATTGTCGTTAAATATGATATAATGAAGCAAGTAAGAAACAACAGTAGTAGACTTACCAGTTTGTCGGGGTAGTTTCGCAATGTTAAACCTATTTTCATGAAAACAACGTACCATGTCCTCTTGGAAATCGTACATATTGAAAGGCACTAGACCTTCGTCAAGTGAAACAATTTTGATATAATTTCTAGCAAAATATACAGGATCTCCTTTGCATTTGATAAACTCCTGAACTTGATCGGGAGTAAATTCAATTGCAGTGTTTGCTTTCTTTAGATTAGGATTACCAAGATATACGCTATCAGTCACATCAAATTATTCTAACTACAATTATTTAGAGGTCACCAAATTTATCTCGTAGTTCTTCCAGACTTCTCTTTTTCTCGGTAATCATACCGTCGATATATCCAGCACGATATTCCCAAGTCTGACCACCATCTTTCCCTTTCATAGGATTGATGCATGTATGATCACCTAGCTTGTTGCAAACAAGACCAGCAAGGTCAAGCTCACTAGAATCAGATGTATTGCCAGTGCCACGCCAGATATGTTGACCATTGATCCACGCCGCTCCACATTTTTCACACTCCTTTCTTTCCAGTTTAAGATCGGATAGTTGTTTTTCGTTTTCCATTAAAGTTCCTATGGTAAATGGTATTCATATTATACCCAACTATTTAACAAAGTCTGTATAGCTTAAAACTTAAATTAGATTATGCAGACACAACATTATTATTTTTGTCTCTTCTCTGGTATGCTGCAGGAGTTCTGGTTGAATTGTCTGAATTCCTTGCTTGATATGTTCCAGGAGTTCTGGTTGTGTTATTAGATTTTCTTGCTTGATAATCTCCGTTAAAATCTTTCCACTGTCTTTGTGTCCACCCTTCGTTACCATTGAAGTGTGTAACAGTTGTTGATGCGGGTTGAGTGGAGTCTGGAGTATTTGATGAGTCGTGTCTTACGTAAGAAGTATTAGCCATATCAGCAATTCCAAGCTCTTAGTGATTTGTTGATTCTGCTATCTGGATCAGATGCAGTTTTTTTAGATGTTAATTTTTTCTTCATTCCTTTCATTCTAGCGCAAAACGATGAGCGACGGGGATTTCCAACCTTCTTGCTTGGTGCTTTAAGGTCGCTTCCTGGATTTTCTCTCTCGTAAGACTTTCTTCCTTTTTCGTTGAGACCACCTGACTTGGATTTCCCTGCTTTCCTTGTCCAGGCTGCTGCTTCCTGTGTGAGTTCAAAACTTTCTTTGGCAGTCCTCGCCGCCTTTTTGAAAGCATCCTTTGCTGGGTAATCTGACTCTCCAGGACGTGCAGGACGCTCTCCTCGTTTCCGCTTTGCGTGTATATTTGCGTAGAGACCACGCTTAGCTTCAGCTAATTCTCTAAACTCTCTAAAATTTTTCATCATAAACGACGAGGGTTTACCCTATTATTTATCATTTCCCATCTGTTTAAGCATCTTTTGTAGTTCTGCTGTACTACCTACAAACATTGCATTATTAGTTACAGTTGTTGGACCTTTCTTCTCTTCATCTAGGTCTTTCATTTTCTTCTGTAAATCTACTAGTTTATCGGATATATCAGCGACGTTTTTAATGAGGTTGCCTGCGACCTCATACGCTCTAGGATGGTCCGAATTCTGTGCTACGTCTAAAATACCATTAATCGCTTCTTGACCCTTCTCTATGAGGT